TGGGCCATCTCGTGGAGCGGGCAGACTGCCCAGCAGATCCTCGACGCTCACGAGCGCATTTATACATGAGCGGCTCACTTTCCCCCGCTGGCGTGCATAGCGCATCCGAACACGTCAGCACTGGCCGCGCGTTGAATTGGGTCACGCGCGGCCAGACCCTTACCCACGGTGCGGCGTCCCTGCGAGAGCGCATCTTGAGGCTGTCTATCCCCGAACCCAATAGTGGTTGTTGGCTTTGGCTCGGCTCCATCAAGGAGAATGGCTACGGCCGGATCAAGGTGAACGGTGCATTTAAGGGCGCTCACCGCGTTTCCTGGGAGGCGTTCAGCGGTCAACGAATCCCGGTCGACAAGCTGGTTTGCCACAAGTGCGACGTTCCGGGTTGCGTTAACCCTGAGCATCTTTTCGTCGGAACCGTCCGAGACAACGCGCTCGACATGTGGCGAAAGGGGCGCGGGTATCTCGCGCCTATTACCGGACGTGGGTCGCAAAACGGTAACGCAAAGCTGAGCGTCGACACAGTCAAGGCGATCCGCGCCTCTGTTGGTTCCATCAAGGAGATTTCCGACAGGTTCGGCATTCCTAAGTCGACCGTTAACAACATCATCACACGCCGGCATTGGAGGCACATTTAGATGCCTACCATCTTTCCCAGCGGCCTTAATTGGCACCTCCCTCGCTGGGCAACTGGCGGTCGCGTTGTTGAGCGTGTGGGCTCCGACGCGACCGCCTCTTTTATTCGCCGCGAGGCTGCATGAACCGCCCCGCCGACATCCTCCGCGCCGAGGCGGTTCGCCTTGTGGAATACGAAAAGACCGCCCCAGGAACACCCGGCGGGAAACGCTGGGCCACGCGCTATCTCCTAGTCGAACTTGCCGAGCATCTTGGCTTCGACGCCAAAACGGAAGTCAGCGCCCGCGTGGATGAGGCTTTGACAGCAGCAGGGACGACGCCATGAACATCGACAAGAAAGCCCTCATCGGCATCATTTCGGAGATCGAGGCCAGCCGCGAGCGCGCCAAAGGCGAGACGCGCCACCAGTCCGATATCTTGAAGAAAGCCAAGGAACAGAACTTCGACACGAAAGCCATTAGGAAGGTCCTACAGCGCCGTGCGATGTCCGAGGCGGACCGAGATAGCCTGGACCTCGCCATCGACACCTACGAGCGCGCTATGGGCTCTCTGGCGACGGCCAAGGAGGCGGTAGATACGGGGCGCATGTCGGCGCGTGAGGCGTCCGAGCATTTCAACGTGCCGCGCGGTGCGCTGGCAGTTGTGACGGGTGGCGGGAAAAATGAGATTTCCGAGCCGGGCGATGAGGCCCGCTCATGACCATCCGCGAAGCCGAGGTCAACGTCCGCCGCATGAGGCGCTGGAAGCGCAAGGCGAGCAAGGGCTATCGCGCGGATGCCGCCGCCGCTCTCAAGGCTGCCGTGACGCAGGCCCTCATCGCCGCTGCGAAGGGGCGATAGATGGCGCGCAAGAACCCCGAGCAACGATTGCAGATCCAGGTCGCCAACTTCCTACGGCTGGCCTTGCGCCCGCCGACGGTGTGGACCGCGTTTCCGGCGGGCGGTGGCGGCAAGGTTCGTGGCGCGCTTCTCAAGGCGATGGGGCTCAAGGCAGGCTGGCCGGACGTGCAAGTCCTACACCCTATGGGCCTCAACACGCTGGTCATCGGCATCGAGTTGAAGGCCAAGAAGGGCCGACTCTCCAAGCCACAGATTGAGACCTGCGAGGCCCTGTGGGCTGCAAACGCGCGCTACGTCGAGTGTCGGTCGCTGGAGGAAGTCGATAGGTGCCTGCGTCGCGCTGGCGTCCCCATGCACGCGCGCGTCGTGGACGCTTCGTTAGCCCAGCAGAGGACGGCGTGATGGCTTGGCCGAAGGGAAAACCGCGCTCGCCAGAAACCTGCGCCAAGATCAGCGCCACCCACAAGGAGCGGGGCATCTGCCTCAAGGTGAAAGGCCGCCGCCCGCGCGTGAGGCCGCTACAGGGCACACCGGAGCGGCGGTTATTCGACCGAATCGCGAACTTGCTAGGCGCCGCCGCCGCACATGCTGAGCTACGGAGGGAGCACAATGAAAGACGGCTATAAAGCCTTTCTGGCGTCGAAGAGGCCGCGCGCTCATGCGACGGGGATCGAGCCGCCGGCACTCAATGCGGGGCTGTTCGATTTCCAGGCCGCGTGCGTCGACTTCGCTTTGAGGCAGGGCCGCTGCGGGCTCTATCTCGATACCGGCCTCGGCAAGACGTTCTGCCAGCTTGAATGGGCCGACAAGGCGATGCGCGCCAGCAATGGCCGGGCGCTAATCCTGACGCCGCTCGCGGTTGCCCGGCAGATGGAGCGCGAGGCGCATAAGCGAGGGTATGACGCTCGCGTGATCCGCGACCAGTCGGAGGCCCGCGCCGGCATCAACATTTGCAACTATGACCGGATGGATAAGATCGAGCCCGATGCCTTCGGCGTCGTGTCGTTAGACGAGGCCAGCATTCTCAAGAATTTCAGCGGTAAGACGACTCGAGCCCTGATCGAAACCTTCCGCGACCACCGCTTTAAGATGGCCGCGACGGCGACCCCGGCGCCGAACGATCACATGGAGCTTGGCCAGCAATCGGAATTTCTAGGCGCCATGAACGGGAACGAAATGCTGTCCCGGTTCTTTATCAACGACGCTTCGACCGCGTCGCAGACGTGGCGGCTGAAGAAGCACGCCGAGAATTCGTTTTGGGAGTGGATGGCGTCGTGGTCGCGAATGGCGCAATCGCCGGAAGATTTAGGTTTTGACGGCACGCGCTACGTCTTGCCCGAATTGAAAATCATCCGGCATAAGGCCGCGTATGGCGAAGTAAAGCCGATGGACGGCAGCCTGTTCGCGATGGAAATGTCCGCCACGTCGATGCACGCCACGAAGCGGCAGACGGCATCGGCGCGAGCGGACGAGGCGGCCCGGCTGGTCGATACGAGTAGCCAGCCGTGGGTCGTCTGGTGCGACACTGACTATGAGGCCGACGCGATTGCCGAGCGTATCCCCGATGCCATCGAGGTTCGGGGATCGATGCAGATCGAGCGCAAGGAAGAGAACCTCGCGGCGTTCGCCGATGGATCGGCCCGCGTCATCATCACGAAGCCCAGCGTGGCTGGCATGGGGCTCAACTGGCAGCACTGCGCCAGGATGGCCTTTGTCGGCCGCAGCTTCAGCTATGAGGCTTGGTATCAGGCCGTGCGGCGCTGCTGGCGGTTCGGCCAGACGAAGCCCGTAGAGGCTCATATCATCGTCGCAGAGGGCGAGGATCAGATCGGGCGGGTAATCGACCGCAAGGCCGACGAACACGCCAGTATGAAGCGCGCGATGGCCGCCGCGATGAAGCGCGCCACGACACAGGCCACGCGCCGCATGGTCGAATATCTGCCGAAACATGAGGGGAGGACACCGACATGGCTACGATCCGCTGCCTAAACGAGAAGCACGGCGACAGGTTCGCCGCGTATCATGGTGATTGTGTCGACGTGGTCGGCCAGTTGCCGGACAACAGCGTAGGATTTTCGGTTTACTCGCCGCCGTTCGGCTCCCTGTTCGTCTACTCCGAATCGATCAGCGACATGGGCAACAGCACCGATGAGCAGTTCCGCGACCAGTATGCGTTCCTGGTCCGCGAGAAGCTGCGCGTGACCAAGCCAGGGCGCCTGACTGCGGTGCATTGCTCCGATCTGCCGCTCACGAAGTGGAAGGACGGCGCGGTTGGCATCAAGGATTTCAGCGGCGACATCATCCGCATCCACGAAGAGGCCGGGTGGATACTGCACTCACGCCGGACGATCTGGAAATGCCCGGTCGTCGAGATGACGCGCACGAAGCACGTCGGCCTGCTCTACAAGCAACTCCAGAAGGACAGCGCCAAGAGCCGGGGAGGGATGCCCGACTACCTGCTGACGTTCGTCAAGCCGGGCGACAATGCCGAGCCGATCAATCACACGCCGGAAAACTTCCCGCTGGACCAGTGGCAGGAATGGGCCTCGCCGGTATGGATGAGCGTCAACCAGACGCGCGTTTTGAACGTCAAGGCCGCGCGCAACGCCAACGACGAGCGCCACCTGTGCCCGCTACAGCTCGACGTGATCGACCGGGCGCTGGTCATGTGGTCCAACCCTGGCGACGTGGTGCTGAGCCCGTTTATGGGCATCGGCAGCGAGGGTTACTGCTCACTCAAGGCAAAGCGTCGTTTCATCGGCGTCGAGTTGAAGGCCGAATACTTCAATCAGGCGTGCCGCACTCTTGGCGACGTGGAGGCCAGCGCCGCGACCCTGTTTGACGATATGGCGGCGTAGATGGCCAAGTTTGACACCTGGATGCCGATCTACTGGGGCGACTACGCCAAGGACACCGGCCACCTTGGCGCAGTCCACCACGGCGCATACTTGATGCTCCTGAAGCACTATTGGGTTACAGGCGCACCCCTGCCAGCCGATGACGCCCAACTCTGGCGCATCGCCTGCGCTGACAGCTTGGCACACTGGAAGAAGATCAAGGGCGTCGTGCTGGCCTTCTTTGAATTGGAGGACGGCGTGCTGCGCCATGGCCGCGTCGAACACGAACTCGCAAATGCTCAAGGCAATGCCGAACGACGTGCTGAAATGGCGAGGCGGGCGGCTGAGGCGAGGTGGAACAAGGAGCAATCAGATGCTCCGGGCAATGCGCCGCGCATGCGCCGGGCAATGCGCGGAGAATGCCCGCCACCTTCACCTTCAGATAATCCTCATGGAGAGACCATTGTTGACGCCGGGCGCGCGTCGGCTAGCCCTGACGGGCCGCCGCGCTCCCGGCTTCCGGACAGCGCAAAGTGGGCAACGCGCCTGGATAGCTACAGCCCGTGGTTGCCTGTCAACGATCCAGCGCGCGGCAAGTGGTTGCCGACTTGGGGGCTACCGCCAGACAGTTCTGGGCGCAATCCGCTGCTGCCCGTCGAGCTTTTGAAGGCTTGGCAGGCAAGGCGTGCGCTTGAGACTGCCACCGCACCCATCCTCTCGGAGTGGCGAAGTGAGGCCATGCAATGAACGCCAGCAAAACCTTTATGGGGAACGCATGAGCCCGCCCTGGCACCCGATGGCAACCGCTCCCCGCGACAGGCCCATCATCGTCTATTGCCCTGAGAAGCATGGGCTGCAGGCAATGGCTTCGATCTGCGAATGGCATCCTGACGCCGGTTTCTGCGTTGATGAGTTGCGGGAGCCGACATGCTGGACGGAGATTCCGACACAGGAGTCGATGCAATGAGGGGGCGGCCACGAATTGCCAAGGCGCATTACGACGCGCGCCACGGCTGGGAATATTTGAATCACGCGGGCGAGTGGCACAGTTGCCCGCCGCCGTTTTCCACCCATGAGCAGGCAATTGCCTACGCCCTCGACAGACTGCGCGCCAACGCGGATTCCCCATATTCGGTGATTGTCGACGCGCGGGCCGCGTTGGAATGGGCAGGCAATCTTTCTCGTACTGATGGCGCCGACTCAGCCACAGGCAAAGGTCAGG